TCAGAGCAGCTTTTTCAGCGCGTACAGGGCGTCCAGCGCCTCGCGCGGACTGAGACTGTCGGGGTCGAGCGCGCCGAGCGCGTCGACCGCCGCATGCGTCACCGGTTCGGGCGGCGGCGGGGGCGGCGCGAACAGGTCGGCCTGCGGGCCGGCATTGACGCGGCTGGCTTCGAGCTGCTGCAGCGCGCGCCGTGCGTCGCGGATCACCGTGCCCGGCACGCCGGCCAGCGCCGCCACTTCGATACCGTAGGACTGCGAAGCCGGGCCTTCTTCGATCGCGTGCAGGAATACGATGCGGTTGCCGTGCTCGACCGCGTCCAGATGCATGTTGGCGCACACCGGATGCGTCGCGGCGAGCTGGGTCAGTTCGAAGTAGTGGGTGGCGAACAGCGTCCAGCTGCGGTTGCGCGTCAGCAGGTGGCGGGCGATGGACTGCGCCAGCGCCACGCCGTCGAAGGTCGAGGTGCCGCGGCCGATTTCGTCCATCAGCACCAGGCTGCGCTCGGTCGCGCCGTGCAGGATGGCCGCCGCCTCGGTCATTTCGACCATGAAGGTTGAGCGGCCGGACGCCAGGTCGTCGGAGGCGCCGATGCGGGTATGGATGGCATCCAGCGGACCCAGCCGCACCGCGCGCGCCGGCACCGGGCAGCCGCAGTGGGCCATCAGCGCGATCAGCGCCACCTGCCGCATATAGGTCGATTTGCCGCCCATGTTCGGGCCGGTGATGAGCAGCATGCGGCGTGCGTCGTGCATCACCGTGTCGTTGGCGATGAAGCTGTCCACCTGCTGTTCGACCACCGGATGGCGGCCGCGCTCTATCGTGATTACCGGTTCGTCGACGAACTGCGGCCGGCAGTAGTCGTGGCGCTGGGCGGCGCGCGCGAAGGCGATCAGGCCGTCCAGTTCGGACAGTGCGCGCGCAATGTCGCCCAGCTGCGGCAGCTCCGGTGCCAGCGCGTCGAGCAGCTGTTCGTACAGGAATTTCTCGCGCGAGGTGGCGCGCTCGGCGGCGGACAGCGCGCGGTCCTCGAAGGCCTTCAGTTCGGGCGTGATGTAGCGTTCGGCGTTCTTCAGCGTCTGCCGGCGGCGGTAGTCGTCCGGCACGCGGCCGGCGTTGGCGTTGGTGACTTCGATGTAGAAGCCATGCACCCGGTTGTACTCGACCTTCAGATTGGCGATGCCGGTGCGTTCGCGTTCGCGCGCTTCCAGCGCCAGCAGGAATTCACCGCAGTTGTCCTGCAGGCCGCGCAGCTCGTCCAGCTCTGCGTCGAAGCCGGCGCGGATCACCCGGCCGTCGCGCAGCTGGGCCGCCGGTTCGTCCATCACCGCCTGTGCCAGCAGTGCGGCGGCAGCCGGCGGCTGCGCGAGCGTGGCGCGTGCCTGGTCGAGCAGACCGCGGTCCAGCGGAATCGCGTCGGCGATGGCCGGCAGCTTCGCCAGCGAGTCGCGCAGGCTGGACAGGTCGCGCGGCCGGGCGGTGCGCAGCGCCACCCGGGCGGCGATGCGTTCGATGTCGGCGATGCCGCGCAGCGCCTCATGCACGAGGTCGGCGCGGTCAGTGTCGCGCAGCGCGGCCACCGCTTCCTGACGGGCGTCCGCCCGCGCGCGGTCGCGCAGCGGGTGGTGCAGCGCGCGGCGCAGCCAGCGCGAGCCCATCGAACTGGCGCAGGTGTCGAGCAGCGACAGCAGCGTGGGCGCGGCTTCGCCGCGCAGGGTTTCGGTCAGTTCGAGGTTGCGCCGGGTGGCGGCGTCCATGCGCAGCCAGTTCGAATCGTGCTCGACCGCCAGCGTGGTGACGTGGGCCAGTGCGCGCTGCTGGGTGGCCTGTGCATAGCTGAACAGCGCGCCGCAGGCGGCCAGCGCGATCGGCACCTCGGCCACGTCGAAGGCCGACAGGTCGCGGCTGCCGAAATGGGCGGTGAGCAGGCGGGTGGCTTCGAGCGCATCGAACTGCCAGGCGCTGCGCGGCGTGAGCGCCCAGCTGCCTTCCGGCGCGCCCTCGGTGTCGGCGACCAGCAGTTCGGCCGGGCGCAGCCGGTCGAGCAGCGACGGCAGCACATTGGCCGCGACTTCGGTCAGCTTCAGTTCGCCGCTGGCCAGATTGAGCCAGGCCACGCCGGCGCGTGCGCGCTCGACGTGCAGCGCCATCAGCAGCGAATCCGAGCGTTCGTCCAGCAGGCTGGCGTCGGTCAGGGTGCCTGGGGTGACGATGCGCGAAATCGCGCGCTCGACCGGGCCCTTGGAGGTGGCGGGGTCGCCGACCTGTTCGACGATGACCACCGACTCGCCCATCTTCACCAGCCGGGCCAGATACTGCTCGACCGCGTGGAAGGGCACACCGGCCATCGGAATCGGCTGGCCGGCGGACTGGCCGCGGTGGGTCTGGGTGATGTCGAGCAGCCGCGCGACGCGGATTGCGTCCTCGAAGAACAGCTCGTAGAAATCCCCCATCCGGTAGAACACCAGCAGATCGGGGTACTGTCTCTTGAACCCCAGATACTGCTGCATCATCGGCGTATGTCCTGAATCCGGACCGTCCGCAGGCGCTTGTTTTGGTGTGTCTTTTCTAACTTCCATCTGCTGAATCAGTGGCTTATCGGCAGTGCTAGACCGCGCGTGTTTTGTCACGGCACGTCATCGGAATGCACTGCACTTCAGGTTTTGGCGTAGGATTTCGGCGCAGCTTTTCGAAAACCTACGCCGCTCGCTTGCGGCTGCAGCGGGAAAACCTACGCCAGATGTTCGATGCTCGTACAGCTCGGCTGCTCGCGCCAGGCGAGCACCTTACCATTGCCGGCGCGCCGGGGCTGAGGCTCGAAGCCACGGCCACGCGGCGCGCGTGGATCTACCGGTACAAGAACGCCAGCGGGCAGATGCGCCAGGTGAAGCTGGGCGCCTGGCCGGCGATGTCGTACGCCGCAGCCCTGGCCGCGTGGGAAGAGGCGCGCGCCGTTCGGGACGCGGGTCGCGACCCGGCGGCAGAGCGGCGGGCGGAGCGGGTGCAGACGCATGCGCGCCTGGTGGTCGAGCGGCGCGGGCCGCTCACCGTGCGGCGTGTGGCGGATCTGTACCTCGATGGCCACGTCGATCGCCATCGCAAGGCGAAGGGCGCGACCGAGGTGCGGCGCATGTTCGACACCATGCTCGGTGACGATGGCCAGTGCGATGCCGCCAGCTACTCGCGCCGGCAGGCCTTTGCGCTGATCGAGCGCTGGGCCGGTGCGCCCGTCCAGGCGTCGAAGCTGCGGAGCGAGCTGGGTGCGGCGTGGGACTACGCGATCGACGCCGGCGAACTACCCGAAGACACGCCGAACTGGTGGCGGCAGATCATGCGCGGCAAGCTCCGGTCGAAGGGCAAGCAGATCGCCGGCGAGGCGGTGGGCACGTCGAAACGTGTGCTGAAGCCGGGCGAGGTTGGCGAGCTGATCAACTGGCTGCCGAACTTCAGCCAGCTGCTCGACGACGTGCTGACGGTCTATCTATGGACGGGCACCCGCGGTGCGGAGATCGTGGCCATGGAAGCCGAGGAGATCACCGACGAGCCGACGGGTCTGTGGTGGACGGTGCCGAAGGCCAAGACGAAGAACGCGCGCCACCCCGGCGCCGGTGACTTGCGCGTGCCGCTGATCGGGCGTGCTGAGCGGGTGGTGCGGCGGCGGCTGAAGATGTACCCGACCGGCTGGCTGTTCCGGCCGGTGCGCGGCGTTGCTGGCCACGTGCAGCAGAAGGTGATCACCGAGGGCGTGTATTACCGCCAGCCCTACTGCACATTCACGTCGCCGACGCAGCCCAGGCTGACGGTGACGCACTGGGCGCCTCACGATCTGCGCCGCACGGTGCGCACGACGCTGGCCTCGCTCGGGTGCCCCGACAGCGTGGCCGAGGCGGTGCTGGGGCACATGCAGGAAGGGGTCAAGGGTGTCTATAACCTGCACCAGTACGACAACGAGCGACGCGAGTGGCTGACCAGAGTGGCTGACTACTGGGAGCAGCTCGCGGCGTCGTCTTGAGCAGCGCGGCGGCCTTTGCGGGCGCCGGTGTTCTCCGGCGGTGGCAGTTCGGAGACCGGGCGCGCCTCGGCCCATTCCAGCAGCTCGCGGTAGAGCCAGCCCACGCGCGCGCCAGACAGTTGCCGCGGCTTCGGGAACTTGCCCTCGCGCACCATCCGCTCGATCGTCGATTCCGACAGGCTCACGCACGCCGCAGCGCCGGCGCGGTCCAGGTAGATCGGCGTGGTCATGCGAAGAGTCCTCCCGTCTTGCCGGCCAGCGCCCGCGCACACTGAGGGTTGAGCCACACGCATTCGGTGCGCAACCCAGTTCCACGACCGGCGGAGATGCGGGCGCTGGTGGTGTGGCGCGCCCAGTCGTGGAGCGTGTCGTCGTACAGGGCGTGCGGATAGCCGGACAGCACGACCGCACCTTTCAGTTGCCGCAGGGTATGCAGCAGCTGGAGGTGATCGTCGTCGCTCATTTCGTAGCGGTAGCAGCGCGTCGATGCACGCATGTTCCGGGTGTCGAGCACGTAGGGCGGATCGACGAAATGCAGGGCATCCAGGCCATCGTGCTGGGTCAGCACCTCGATCGCCGGACGGTGCTCGATCAGCACGCCGCGCATCCGCTCGGCTGCTGCCATGACCGATTCCGGGTAGCGCGTCCAGAGCATCTGCGCCGTTCCGTGTGCCCGCTTGCTGTCGATGCGGAAGCCGGTGGAGCCCTTGGTCGCGCCTGCGCTCCCGAAGCCCATAGCGGCGCGCACAGCCGTGCGGCGGGCCTGTTCGACCGGGTCGGCCGCCGGCGTCCACGACATATCAAACTCGGCGCGCGCGTAGGGTGTGAAATGGAGGGCCTGCAGCAGCTGGGCGCACTGGACTGGGTCGCGCAGCACGCGGAAGAAATTGACGATCTCGTCGTCGAGGTCGTTGTAGATCTCTGCGTATGCCCGCGGCTTTTGAAGCAGCACGCCAGCGGCGCCGCCGAAGGCCTCGGTGTAGCGTTGGTGCGGAGGGAAGAACTGCATCACCCACTGCGCCAGGCGGAACTTGCCGCCGTGGTAGCGCAGTGCCGGTGAATTGATAGCTGACGTCACGGCGTCCATTGTGTGTTCAATGACGTGGGTCAAAGCTCGGTGTCCTTCCGTTTCCAGCTCGGGCAGCTGCCCGAGCAGTGGCCGCGCTGCAGGCAGACGAGACAGATGTCGTAGAGCGGGTCGGTGGCGGCGCGGTATGTCATGGCGTCACCCGCTTGAACTCGACGACCCACACCCAGGGGTTGGCGTCCCAAGAGCCGGGGCCGTTGATCTGCTCCCATACCATGCGGAACGCAAGGCGCGGGTTGACCGCCAGTGCATCAATACCGAAGTACGCCATGCATCTGCCAACGACGGATGAGTCAGGCCAAGCGCCCTCCGCTTTGGCGTCCTCGATGCTGATGTCCTGCAGCCGCTCGACGCGGACGGCGGTCACTTCCAGGGTGATGCGACTGGCGCACCGGGGCATGTGGATGCTGGGCTGCCAGCCGCAGGCCACATCACCGCTTGCGCGATAAAGAACTCGGCCGAGCAAAGCCTTTCTGGCGTCGCAGAAGGCCTCGCGCACCCACAGCCGGTCACCGGGCTGTCCGTAGGGGCAGGATTTTCCAGTCTTCGTCAGCAGGCTCAGCAGCGCGTCAGCATCGCCGTCCCACGGCTTGATCGTGCGGTCGGTGACCATCTGCGGCTGCGGCTTCACCACCCGCCGCGTCTGCGTCTTCGTGCCGGCCAGGATCGCGCGCACCATCGGCGCGCTCATGAGCATCGGGCGTTCCTTCATCTCATCGCTCCTGGCTGGTCGGGTCGGTGTGCCGCGCGGTGGCGTCGGTCTGCTCGTACGGGTCGAGCACGGTGACGGACGGGCGGGTGCTGGGGCGGCCGGGGCGCGGGCCATGGATGGCGAGGTCGGGCGCGGGAGCGTTCTCGCGGCCGTAGTTGCCGGTGATGACCTGGTGCAGGGCGTGGTAACGGTTGCGGGCGTCCTGCAGGCGGATGCCGGTGGTGATGGCGGCGTCGGCGTGGCGGCGCACTTCGTCGTCGATCGCGCGCAGGCGGGTGAGCTTGTGCGCGAGGTCGTGCATCTGGGCTTCGGTGAGCTTTCGCATGGCGGCCTCAGAACGGGATGTCGTCATCGGGGTGGCCGCCTGCGCTCGCACCCGAGCCGGGCCGCGTGGCGGGCGCCTGGCGTGCGGGGGCGGTGTCGCCGCCAGCGGGGCGGGTGCCGAGCATCTGTATTTGCTCGGCGCGGATCTCGGTGGTGTAGCGGTCGATGCCTTCCTTGTCCTGCCACTTGCGGGTGCGCAGGCTGCCCTCGACATACACGGGTGAGCCCTTCTTCAGGTACTGGCCGGCGATCTCGGCCAGGCGGCCGTAGAAGCTGACGCGGTGCCACTCGGTGAGCTCTTTCTTCTCGCCGGTCTGCTTGTCCTTCCAGGTATCGGTGGTGGCCACGGTGATGTTGCAGATGGCGTCGCCGTTGGGGGCGTAGCGCGTCTCGGGGTCGCGGCCGAGGTTGCCGACGAGGATGACTTTGTTGACGCTGGCCATCAGGCACCGCCTTCGGGTATCTCGACCAGGTGAAGCTGGTCATACCGCAGCCGAAAGCCGGACGCGTTGCGGTGGCCGCCACCGCCGTAGTGCGCAGCAATCGCGCCCACGTCCGGGCCGGCCTCGGTCGATCGCAGGCTGAAGCACCGGCCGTCGGGCGTGTCGAAGTAGCATGCGCCGAAGGCGTTGCCTCGGGCGATCAGAGCCTGCCCGGCGTCGCTCGACATGGTGTAGGGGAGATTGGCCGATTCCACCAGGTAGCCGCCGATGAACATGCGGCGCGTGACCACGCCGAGCAGCTCGGCGATGTCCTTGTGGTGCTTGCGCTCGAGCGCGCGGCCCTCGGCCGCCAGCACGGCCGGATCGGTGGCCATGAGCTGGTCCCACACCGCAAAGTCATATGCGTGGCTGAACACGTTCGCTTGAATCTCGCGGGTGTCGGGCAGCGCGAAGCGCCACAGATCGCGGTCTTCGACGTGCAGCAGCAGCTTGGGCGGTACTTCGAACGGAAAGAAGTGATCCCATGCGATGCGGGCGCCGGACCGCTCCATGTCGAACACGGTGAGGGCGCCCTGCAGGCCTTCGAGGTCTTCGCGGGCGGTCTTGTGATGGTCGAGGACGGTGATGTTGCGCGCCTGGCTCACCATCTGTTCGAGCACCGCGCGCGGGTAGCTGAAATCGACGATGAATACATCGCGGCCGCGCACGTCGGGCGGCGCCTTGCCGTAGGTGCCGGCGTGGAACTCGATGCCATCACCGAGTGCGCGGCGCACGCACCAGGCGGCCGTGAAACCGTCAGCACAGTTACCGTGGTAGATGCAGATTGCGCTCATGCCGCCGCTCCTTCTTCGCACGCCGCTTGGCCGCTGAGCATGTCGATCGTGCGCGTGCAGCGCTCGATCGCGCCTTCGCCGGCGTCGTCAGTCGCGGGGGTGTTTCCTTCCTCCTGCCGGGCTTGCCCGGCAGCTGCTTTTGTCTTTCCCCGGGGTTTCTTCGCCGCGCCAGCGGCCTGTTCATTGGGTTGGCCAGCGGCTGCGGGCGCAGCCGGGTTGGGGTCTGCGCCCGCAGCCGGGAAGGGCCATTCGGTCATCATCGAGCCGGCTTCGCCACCGCCCTCGGGGGCGGTGGCCTTGGCCTTGCGCTTCGGCGCCGGCTTAGGCTCGTTCGCACGCGCAGCGGGTTCGGGGTCAGGGGCCTTTTCGGCGGTTCTTCCCGCCACTTTTCGGGCGGTACCGGCCTTGGTGCCCTTGGACTTCTCGCGTGCGGCGGCCTTCAGGTCTTTCTTCAGCGCGTCGGCATCGACACCCCAGCGCACGGCGAGCTCGGCAAGCACGGGCGGGGTTTCGGCGTAGCCGGTGGAGTAGCCCGCGACATGCAGGTGGCCACCTACGCAGCAGTCGATCATGAGCAGCATGAGGTCGGCGTCGCTCATCGATGCGATGCGCTCGCCGAGCGCGCGGTGACGCTCGTGGCCGTCGCCGATCTCTTCGCGCGGGATCCAGTTCTGCGTGATGCGGTGGCAAGCTTCGAAACCGGCGCCCCAGTAGGTCTGGCGGGCGATGGTGCGCAGGTGCCATGAGTCGAGCGGGTTGCCGGCGCCCAGGTGCGCGACGATTTCCTGCCGCACTTCGGCATAGAGCCGCTGGCGGAACTCGGCGGCTTCCTTGCGCTTGCGTTCTTCGGCGCGGGCGGCGTCGTCGGCCTTGCTCAGGCTGTTGTCGCCGGTCTGCTTGAGCGCTTTCTTCAGGTCGGCTTCCTTCACCACCGCCACGACGGTCTGCGTGGCCTGATGCACGACGTGAATGGGCTCGATGCCGGCCTGCTTCGCCAGCTGGCCGTAGGTCGGGGCCTTGCCGTCTTCGTCGCGGGCGCGCCAGTCCTGCTGGTCGAGCCTGACGTAGCCGTCGGTCGGGCGGTCGTGGTAGTCGCTGGGAAGGATCTTCTTCGCGTCGTCGCCGGTGACGACGGTCTTTCCCTTCTCTTCGAGCTTGCGCTGTGTGGCGCGCATGTTGGCGACCTTCTTGTCGCGGTAGCAGTGCGGGTCTGTGCACACGTCTGCACTGGCCACGTCGGTGAAGAGGTCGGCGAGGTTGCCGGTGCGCTTGGGGCAGTCGGTGCAGCTGCCTGCGTCGGTGAGGCTGGCGTCCTTGCGGTCGAAGGGGGCTTTGCGCAGATCCAGCATGTACTGCTCGTGTATGTGCTGTTGCGCCTGGCGGTGGCTCATGTTGCGCCGGGTAATCTCCTCGGCCGCCTGCTTCTGCAGCGGCGATACCGGGATGCGGGCAATGAGCAGCGCGATGGACGCCGAAAGCCCTGCTTCGTCGATGATCTTGCGGGCGCGGAAGTCGAGGTCACACAGCTTGAGCCGGGCGTAGATGTAGGCCTTGCTCTTGTTGATGCGGGCGGCGAGCTCGTCGGCGGTGTAGCCGTGGTCCTTCATCATGAGGCGGTAGCCGTCGGCCTCTTCGAACTCGGTGAGGTCGCGGCGCTGCAGGTTCTCGATGATCTGCAGCTCGAGCACTTCGCGGTCGGTGAGGTGCCGGACGAGGCCGGGTATGAGGTCGAGCCCGGCACGCAGTGCGGCCCGGTACCGGCGCTCGCCGGCCACCACCTCGTACAGCGGGAAGCCGCCGGTGAAGTCGGCCGATATCGGCTGATTGGCGGGCCACGGCCGCACCAGGATGGGCTGCATCACGCCGTGCTGACGCACGTTCTCGGCCAACTCGGCGAGCGCAGCTTCGTCGAAGTGCTTGCGCGGGTTGGTGGGCGAGGCGTGCAGCGTGCGCACGCCCAGCGCCTGGGTGATGCAGGCGCGGTACTCGGGCGACTTGGTGTCGTAGTCGAGGGGGCGGGAGAGATCGGTGATCATGTCAGGGCTCCTGCGGGTCGGCCCATTCGACGCCGCGACGCGCGGTGCCGACGGGGATGAGGGCGAACACGTCTGCCCGGGCAGCGCCGGCGCGCACGGCCTTGAGGGCGGTGGCGCGAGCGGTGGCGTCTGACGTGAAGCGGCGGGGTGTGCGCTTGGGCGCGGTGATGAGGTAGCCGGCCGGGGCATGGGTGGCCACCGTGGCGGCGGGCGCGTGGCGTGCAGCTTCTGCGGCACGCAGCTGAGCCTGCAGGCGCACGTTCTCGGCGTGCATCGTGCTGAGCTGTTCCTGCAGCTCTTCGATGCGGGTTTGCAACGTGGTGATGGGCGAGACCTCGGCCTTGGGCGGGATCGTTTCCACCGCGGACGCAGTGGCGGGCTCAGTCGTGACCACCGCCGCCGCGGCCGTGGTCGGCTCGGGCGCATCAGCCAGGTCTGCGCCGCCGGTCTTCAGCTTCGCCTTGCCTTCGGCCGTGAGGTGATAGCCGGGCCGGCGGGTGACGTCGTCTCGCTTCTTGGTGACGAGGTTTGTGTTCACGTACAGGTTGTTGCGCACGCGGTTGAGGTCTTGCTTCAACTCGTCGGCCAGCTCCTGCGCGGTGATTCCGGGGTTCTTGCTGATCGAGGTCAGCAGGTCGTTGATGAGCGACATGTTGCGGTCCTCGTTCAGTGGAAGTTGCAGGCCTTGCACACCATCGAGTGCAGGCCCTGGATGGATGAGCGCTTGCCGACGTAGGTCGGCGGCTCGGTCTTGCGGTAGAGCAGGTAGGTTGTGCCGTTGCCTTCCTTCTTCTCGCTCACGAAACAACCGTGGTCGTGGGCGATCTGTCGCGCCTCTTTCAGCACCTGGCGCGGATCACGGGTGCTCGGCATGGGTGCTGCCCTCCGGGCAAGTGGTGGCGGTGCGCATGCCCTTCAGCGCCTGCTCGAAGCAGTGCAGGCCGGTGCTGAAGATGAGGTCGCACAGGGCGTCGTCATCGGCGTGCGGGTGGGTTTCGCGGTGCTCGGCCATGGCCGCTTCGAGACGCGTGGCGGTGGCGGGGTCGAGCATCACGGTGACCGGCGTGCGGTTGTCCGGCTCGAACAGGAAGGGGTTGTGCAGGGTGCCGGGGGCGTTCATCGGGCGGCGCTCCGCAGCGGTTCGTCGGTGGCGCGCTCGCGCAGGTCGGCCGGCCATTCGGCGGTGCTGGGCGTGCGGCCGTGCGCGCGCAGCACGGTGTAGGCGCGGGCGAGGGCGGCGGTGCTGGTGAGGCTCACGCTGCCGTCGCGCGGCTTGCCCTTGAGCACGGCGTGCCGCCACATGAGCTCACGGTGGGCGGTGAACAGGCCGCTGAGGGTGTCGAGCACCACGGTCAGCGCGGGCGCCGTGTTGGGCGCCGGGTCGGTCGCGTGCAGCTGGCAGAGCGTTTCGTCGACGCGGTCGTAGTGCAGGGTGACGGCGACGACCCAGCCGATGAAGCCGGCGAAGGCCAGCAGGCAGAGCATCTGCCAGACGGTGATGGGGATGGGGGTGAAGAGCAGCTCGCGCATGGGTCACATCTCCAGTTGGGTGGGGCGGGGGGTGACGGTGCGGTCGAGGTGCTCGATGTCGGCGCTGCACTCGGCGGCCAGCGCGGCGCGTTCAGCGACCAGGGCGGACTGCAGGCGCTCGTTCTCGACCATGACGGCGTCGGCGTAGTCGAGCCGGCCGACAATGAGCAGGCCGCAGAGGATGACGAGCAGGTAGAACGCGAGCTCGCGGCGGGTGAGGGTGTCGCGGGGCTTCATGCGTGGCGCTCCGCAATTGTCTGCAAGGCCATGCATCCAGCGGGCTGCTCCAGCGCCGCGAGCAAGGTCATCAGCGTGGGTGTCGGGCGATCGCCTTCGATGCTGATGCGAATCACGGGCGCGGCTTCGTCGGTCGGCGCGAAGAAGAAGTTGCCGCTTACGCACGCCAGCACGCGCCGGCCTTCATACAGGGCGGTTTCGACGGCACGACGGCTCGGCTCATCGGCATAGATATCCGTGCAGCCGAAGGCCTGCGCGATGAAGGGTGCGGCCGTCGTCTTGCCGCAGCCCTGCGGACCTTCGAGGATGACCAGCAGCGCGCTCATGCCATCACCTCGTCGCGCAGGCGCTCGGCGATCTTCACCAGATGCGGGTAGTTCATGGCGCGGGCGAGCTGGACGGCGGCCTCGTCGGGCAGGAGGACGAACAGGCGGGCGAAGAAGCTGCGGGCGCGGTCGTTCCGCGCTTGGCTACTGTCGCCGGGTGCGGCGGAATTGGCCTCGTGCGCGATGAGCAGCAGCTCGTCGAGCGTGATCGAGGTGGTGGGTGCTGCTTCGGGCATGGTGACCTCCTTGGCAAGGCAGAAATGTCGCCTTGAAATCCAAGATAAGGCATTTATGCCTTTCTCGCAAGGCAAAAGTGCCTTACTGGTGCCGGGTCATCCAAAAGGGTGATTGCGTGCGGGTCTTCTAGGGTTGGGTGATCAGGAAACGAAGGGTGTCGCTGTAGCTTAGGGCGGGAGGTATTCGCAGCTCTTCTTCGACTTCGCCGTGCTCTAGACAGTGTGTGAATTGGGCTTCAGTGAGGAGGTATGCAAATCGGCGGCGTGGGTCTCGCGTAACGATGTGAATCTCGATCGTGTCGCGGACGGCAACAACTTCGATAGCAGATGATCGATCACGCGCCCAGAAGAGGTCGCCTTCGCAGACGTCGATAGGCTGCTGAGGTCGCGTCCACAGTCGGTCGCGGATGGCGATCCGCGATACGTCGCCCGGCGGGGTGCCGGAAAGCGCGGCCAAGTTCCGGGCGATCTTCGTTCGCTCGGGGTTGATGTACTCGCGCAAGGCGATTCCGAATATTGGCCAGTGGTGGGGCTCGACCGCATATGCCCAGTATCGGAACAGTTTGGCTGGCTCCAGATCCTGGGCTCTTCGCCGGCCCTTCTTGGCCTTGGGGGCCTCGCTTCGGTGCTTCCAGTCGTAACCGGTTGTGTCGGTGACCAGGCTGATGCGATCTATCAGGTATGTCCGTGGTCCTTGCTCGTTGGCTTCGCGAACGCGAGCTCGGTCACCCGAAACGGCGATGACATAGATTTGCCGCAATGTGCCGGGCTCGAGTCCGCCGTCATAGGCGACGATGAGTACTTCACCGGTTTCGGATGCCTCGGTGAGTCGGCGAGCAACGCTATCGGTCATGGTAGTCGGCGGGTGGCTCGGCGGCGAACTCAAGAGCGGCGTCGCGTACCTGGGCGTACAGGCGCCGCTCGGCAGTTGTCCGCGGCACGACGGGCGGCGCCTTCGGGTCCAAGTCCGGGAAAAGCATCTGCCAAGGCTCCAGCTCCCATATTCGGGCGAGGGCTTCCACGGCTGAAATGGAGGTCGAAACAGACTTGCTGAGGATGCGGCTTACCGTCTTCTGGTCGATGCCAGCCTTCTGCGCAACGGCCTTCTGGCTGGGGCGCGGTGGTCTGGAATTCATCAAGCGGTCGAGGTTCTCCGCCAGTACGGTCGCTGCATCTTTCTTCATGTGGCTAGTGTGCAACCGCGCGAAAGGCATTTGTGCCTTTTCAAACGAGGCAAAAAAGCCTAAAGTGGTGCGCATGGACATGATTTCCTTCGTCAGGAGAGAGTTGGCAGGGCGAAACGGGTCGCTTCGGCGCATTGCCGAGGAAACCGGCATCGCCTACGACACGCTGTTGCGGATCAAGAACGGCGAGGGCGACCCCGGTTACTCGAAAGTCGCGCATCTCGCGAGCTACTTTGGGTGGTTCCCGGGCGTCACGGCGGTCGATGCCGTTCAGCAGGAACGCGCCTCATGAAGTCAGCTGCTCTTCTTCTCTTCGCTTGCACTCGGCACACACAGGCCGTCCGGCGTCGCTCGATCTTTCCAGCGGCGCACGGCCTTGGCCTTGTCGAGCGCTGCTTCGCAAGCACGCTGGTCGTCGAACGTGGCCGTAGTGAGCGACACGCCGTCGACGCTGAGGGCGCTGCCCCACGGAATGCCCAGAATCAAGATCCACTTCATGTTGATGTCCTTTCTTTGATGGAAGGCGAGGTGACCCGTGACGCGGCCTGAGTGGTACGACACGCCGGCGATGCTGCTGGCGAGCGCCGAAGTTGAGAGCGCGCGGGCGCATCTCGAAACCGCCGTAAGGGACAGCGCACCTCGTGTGGACGCGTGCCTGGCCTCGGCAAACCAGTCCGATTCACCCATGAGGAGAGAGCCGTGAGCACACCTGTGTCCGCGACGCCGAGGCGCGTCCGTATTCCGTACACCCGCGTCTGGATCGACTGCACATGCGGTGCGGCGCAAAAGCACGGATGCGCGTGTATTCAAAGGCTGATGCCGGCCGATATCGACCGCCTCGTTGAGCAGGATGAGCTGGCCAAGGTGGCAACGCGTGAAGCCAGTGCGGAGATGCGCGAAAACGTCCGCGTGGTGATGGCGTCGGCATTTCTCAGTGTCCCCGGTCGCGAGGAGCGCGATCGGTTGTTTGCACTCGAGCTTGCGCGTCGATCGTCTTGTACACGCTCGCGGCCATCTTCAGCGCAACCGGATGGAAGGCCTGGTGCTGCTGTCCGATTTCGATCGCAGCTCGCAGGTCTTTTGAGAGCCGTGGCAGATCGACTTGACGGCCAAGTGCTGAAATAACGAGTGATATGGCTTCGGCATGCGCAAGGGCGAACTCTTGCATCACGACGTTCATGTACTTCGACGCGGTCAGCTTCTTGTCGAAATCGTCCATGTTGTCGGGGTCGAACTCGACGGGCTTCTCGATCATGGTGCGCTCCTGTGGTGATGATGATGGTCTGGAACCCTGATTCTATCCGCATGGGGCGCGCCTCCCTTTTCGTCTCCTCCTCACCGCCTGGAACCGGACAGCAGGCGGCGGGTTTCCGACCGGCCTGGCCGGTCGGCTTTTCTTTGCCTTCAGTCTCGCGCAGCGGGGCGGGGCCTTCCACGGGACAGTGACCGAGGATTCCCAGATGACTCCTGAACAGGCGTTCTACAACGTGGTGTCGGACTACGCGCCGGGCGCGAAGGCGCTGGCCGATGCGATGGGCCGGCGATACAAGGCCTTGCTCAACAAGGCGAACCCGAATGAGCTGGGGCATGAGCCGACGCTGTCGGATGTGCGCAAGGTGACGGCGCTGACCGGCGATCTGCGGGTGATCGAGGCGCTGGCGGCGGAGCAGGGCGCGGTGGTGGTGCGCCTGCCCGAGGTGCCTGAGTGCTCGCGGCAAGACCTGCTGCAGCACGTGCTGACCTGCAACAAGGAATTCGCGGATGTCTTCGCGGAGCTGCAGGAAGACATGCGCGACGGCAAGCTGCGGGCGCATGAGTTCGAGCGGCTGCAGGTGCAGGTGAACGAGAGCATCGCCGCGCACCTGGAGCTGCTGGAGCAGGCGCGCAGCATGGTGGTGGAGCGGGCGCGTGTGGTGGGGCTTCGTGGGGTGTCGCGTGGCTGATCTCTACGACCAGGCGACCGAGCGCGAAGAGCACGACCGCGAGCTGGCGATCGCCGCGGCGCGCCGGCCGGTGCCGACCCTGCCCGATGCGACGGGCGGATGCCTGAACTGCGGTGACGACATCGCGGAAGCTGACGCGGCCGGCGAGGCGATTGCCGACCGCTGGTGCTGCATCGAGTGCCAGGAAGACTGGACAGCACGGCGCGCGCGGAAGGGCTCATGAGCGCGGCGATCGAGTGGGACAACATTCCGTATGCCCTGGCGGAGCGGCGGCAGTGGCTGCTGTGGCGTTTCGAAGAGAAGCCGGGTGACAAGAAGCCGCGCAAGGTGCCGTATTACGCGAACGGCAAGCGGCGCACCGGCAAACAGGGTAACGAGGCGGACCGCGCGCAGTTGGTGCAGCTGGATGACGTGGTCAGCGCACTCTTGACGGCGCCGGATCGCTGGGCGGGCATCGGCTTCGCCTTCCTGCCGGGCGATGGGTTGATTGGCATCGACCTGGACAAGGTGATCGACCCCGAGACGGGCGAGATGCAGGACCGCGCGCTGGCCATCGTGCAGGCGTGTGCGTCGTTCACGGAGTACTCACCGTCAGGCACCGGCCTGCACATCTATGTGCTGGGCGAGACGCAGAGCGCGAAGAGCAACGACATCGGTGTGGAGGTCTTCTGCGGTCGCCAGTTCTTCACGGTGACGGGCCGGCGGCTGAGTGACACGCCACCCGACGCGCAGCCGATATCGCCCGAGGTGCTCGGGCGCCTGCACGCGACGATTGCCCAGGCGAAGGCGAAGCCTGAGCGCGCAGCGGCACCCGCGCGTGAGCGGGCGGCCACACCGGCACCGGCGGGCAGCGGGTACGCGGACCGTGCGCGCATCGAGAGCGCGCTGGCGTACGTGGATGCGGACATCGGCTACAACGACTGGCTGGCCATCGGCATGGCGCTGTATGACGCGCTGGGTGAGCAGGCGGGCTTCTCGGTGTGGGACTACTGGAGCAGCAAGGGGGGCAAGTACCAAGGCGCTGACTCGCTGATCCCGCACTGGCGGTCATTCGGCGGGCGCGCGCCCGGTGGTGATGGCGTGATCTTCCGCCTGGCGATGCTGGGCGGCTGGCAGCCGCCGCGCAAGCAGCGCCCGATGGCGGATCCACCGCCGGCACCGGCGGTGGATGAATCGGCCGGGACGGCGCCAGACCCCGAACCCGCTGCGCAGGCCGCAGGTGGGGGCGGTGGTGAGGATGGCCCGCCGCCTGACATCGAGGTGCCCGACAGCCCGAAGCCGTGGGCTGACCGGCTGTTCTTCCGCGGCAGGTTCCTGATGGACTGCCGCGAGAACGTGTATCTGTTCCTGAACCACCACCCGCAACTGGCGGGCATGCTGGCGGCGGATACGTTTGCGCGGAAGATCCGCATCATGCGGCCGCCGCCGTGGCACTCGGGGCCGTTCGTGCCCGGCGAGGAGTGGCGCGAGGATCACAACTACCGGCTGGGCATGTGGCTGGGCGAGACGCAGTCGCTCGTCATCCGCAGCGTGGATACGCTGGCCCTCGCCGCAGGCTGGGTTGCGCGCGAAGCGCCCTTCAACCCGGTGCAGGATTTCGTCCAAGCGGTGGAATGGGACAGGCAGGAGCGCCTGCCGAGCTTCCTGACCGACTACCTGGGCGTGGCGCCGTCGACGTACGCGACGCTGTCGGGCACGTATTTCTGGGTGTCGCTGATCGCCCGGATCATGCAGCCGGGTGCGGTGGTGCGCTCGATGCCGATCCTTGAAGGGCCGCAGTTCCAGGGCAAGTCGACGGTGGTGCGCATCATCGGTGGCCAGTGGTACAGCGACACGCCGCTCGATCTGAACAGCAAGGACGTCTATCAGAACATCCAGGGCGTGCTGGTCTATGAGATCGCCGAGCTGGACGCCTTCAATAAGGCCGAGAGCACACGCATCAAGGCATTCATCTCGTCGCTGCGGGACCGCTTCCGGGCGCCCTATGACCGCGAGCCGGCCGACCATCTGCGTCAGACCGTGTTCATGGGCACGACGAACCAGGACGAGTACTTCAAGGACAGCACCGGGAACACACGGTACTGGCCGTGGCGCACCCAGGCGGTCGGCCGGATCAACCTGGAGGCGCTGGCCCGCGACCGCGACCAGCTCTTCGCTGAGGCCTTCTGGCGCTGGCAGCAGGACGAGCGATGGCACCCGACGCGCGAGGAGCAGGAGGCGTTCTTCGAGCCGGAGCAGCGTGAGCGCGAGATCGATGATCCGTGGGAAGCGCAGCTGGCCAAGTGGCTGAAGGAAGTCACGAAGGACCGGGTGACGGCGCTCGACGTGCTGCTCGACTGCCTGAAGGTCGAGCCGTCGAAGATCGACAACACGCGGCAGATGCCGACACGTATCGGCATCGTGATGAAGCGGCTGGGCTGGACAAAGGGACGGGACACCACCGGTGCGCGTGAGCGCTACTGGATGCGACCTGAGGCATGGAAGGCGGGTGTGAAGGCGAACGAGCCGGCCCGCGACCCATGGGAGGGCGACGATGTTCCGATCTGACGTCCAACCTCGTCCAACCTTTCGACGAAGGTTGGACGGCGCAAACGGCTTGCCGCCGCCATCCGTCCAACCTCCCAACGTCGGCCAACCTTGCCGCCCGCACGAGGGCGCGCAGGGGCGGGCGAGCGCGTGCATACGCGTGCACGCGCGCAGCTACGTTGTCCCTCGTTGGGAGGTTGGACAGATCAAGGATTGGCGCGGGTTTCAGCCGTCCAACCTTTCGTCCAACCCTGAGAGGAGGTCGGACATGAGCCTAGATCAGATGCGCCGGGGCTTCCCGGACGCGGTGCGCGAACTGCGCGCCGTCCATGACTGGACCGATGCGGACATCGCCGACCTTCGAGAGGCGGTGGCCAAGGCCGTGAAGGCTGGCCAGCACCTGGACCTGTGGGCCGCGTGGCTCGGCGATTACGCCCAGCATGCCCGCGACCGCAGTGCCATGGTGCGGCGGCTTGAAGTCGAGGCCGCCGCCCTTGCGCGTGAGGCGAACGCGCGCCTGCAGCCGTGGCGGAGGGTCGCGTGATGCGCGGGTCCTTCCTGGCAAATCCGCAATACGGTGAAGAAGACCGCGCTTTTTCGCCAGTTGTGGCCGGTTCATGGGGTTGGTTGGTCCGATGAGCGACGGGTACATCAGCGGGCAGCAGCAGCTGGCCCTGGCGCACGGGGTGTCCGATGTGACCATCCAGGCGTGGGAGTCCGAGGGCATGCCGGTGCTCGAGCGCGGTGGCCAGGGCCGGCCGAACCGGTACCGCCTGGCGGACACCATCGTGTGGCGCGTCGATCGCGAGTTGAAGCGGGTGCGCGAAGAGTCGCCGCGCGATCAGCTGGACCGGCTCAAGTCGCAGCAGCTGGCCATGGCGATCGCCAAGGACCAGAAGATGCTGGTGCCGGCCGGCCAAGTCGAAAGCGCCCTGGCTGCCCGGATCATCGCCACGCGCGAACTGCTGCTGCGCGGCCGCACTTGGGCCGAGCACGACGCCGAACAGGATCCGGTGCGCCGGAAAGCGCTGCGCGGCGAGATCGTTGAGGCGGCGCTGCGTCGCGTGGCCACCGCGCAGGCCGGCGACGTGTCCGACGACGAAGAGGATGAGGACGAGGATGCAACCGGCGCCTGACTTCCTCGCTGGGTTCCTCGACCTCGAGCAGGCCGCGGCCGCGCTCGCTGAGATGCTGGCGCGTGCCTGGGCGAACTGGGCGCCGCCCAAGCCGCTGTCGTACGCCGAGTGGGCGGAATCGGAGCGCGAGCTGAGCCCCGAAGAAAGCGCGCTGCCGGGCCCGTACTCGCTCGACAACACCCCGATGCTGCGCGGCATCCTGGCCGCGTGCGATGACCCCGCGGTGCGCAAGATCGCCACCCAGAAGCCTGCCCAGATCGGCTACACCGCCGGCGTCGTGTGCAGCGTGATGGGCTACAACGCTGCGCACCGGCCCAGCGTGCAGGTGGCCGTGTTCCCGCGTGCCCAGTCGGCCCGCGACTTCGCGGATGAGAAGTTCGACCCGATGGTGCGCGCCACGAAGGCGCTGTCCGCGTGCATCAGCCTCAAGAGCCGCGCGAAGGGCAACAGCACGCTGCGCAAGCGCTACGCCGGCGGCCTGATCAAGCTGGTGGGCGCCAACAGCCCGGCGGACGTGAAATCCACCAGCGCGCGCATCGTGGTGGTCGAAGAGCCGGACGACGCCAGCCAGAACGTGAAGGGGCAGGGCGACGTGATCAAGCTGGTCGAGGAGCGCGCCAAGACCTACGAGGACCACCTCATCCTGATCGGCGGTACGCCCACCGCGAAGGGCGCATCGAACATCGAAGCCGAGATCGCGGTGAGCGATGCCCGGGTGCCGATGATCCCCTGTCACGACTGCGGCGAGTCGCACACCCCGCAGTGGGAGAACGTGACCATTCCGGAGATCCCGGCCGACCAGCCCGCGCACGAGGTCTATGGCCGGTCCGACCCCTCGCGCGCCTTCTACAGCTGCCCGCACTGCGGCTCGGTCTGGACCGACGAGCAGCGCGAGGCCAACATCCTCGCCGCCTCGCGCCGGCCCGATTACGGCTGGGTGGCCACCAAGCCCTTCAACGGCATCGCCGGCTTCCATGAGCTGAGCGAGCTGTGCAGCACCTTCGTCGGCTCGCGTGTGCCGGTGCTCGCGCGCAAGTTCCTGGAAGCCCAGGCAAAGCTGGAAGCTGGCGACCCGGGCGAAATGATCGCCTTCTGGAACTCGTCGCTCGGCCGCTGCTGGGAATACAAGGGCGAGCTGCCGGAAGACCAGGAGCTCATCGACCGCGCCGAGGACTACCCCGAGTGGCAGGTGCCGGTCGGCGGCATCGAACTGCTGCTGCTGGTCGACGTGCAGCACGACCGCCTGGCCGTCAGCCTGTGGGCGGTCGGCCGCGGCGAAGAAATGTGGCTGGTGCATTGGGGCGAGTACTACGGCACCACCATCATCCCGCTCGCCGGCGCCTGGCTGGAGCTCGAGCAGCTCATGCAGCGCCGCTACCAGCACGCGCTCGGCGTGTGGATGACCGTGCGCGCGGTCGGTATCGACTGCTCCGACGGCCAGACCTCTGACGCCGGCTACGCCTTCGTGCGGCGCCACCACCAGGCGGGCGTGCGGCCGGTGCTCGCGCTCAAGGGCGCCAGCGACGACGAAGGCCGCGTCGAGATCTGGACGCCGCCGCGCCTGGTCGATCCGAACAAGCGCGCCACCAAGGCCAGCAAGGCCGGCGTCGCCATCAACATCGTCGGCACCGCCAAGGCCAAAGACCTCATCCTCGGCTACGCCGCGAACGCCGGCCGCATCCGCCTCACCGGTACCGGCGCCGGCCGCATGCACTGGTACAAGGGCGTCCGCCCCGACTGGTACGCGCAGATGCTGTCGGAGATCAAGGTGCCGAACCGCTCCGGCCGCCGCGCCTGGAAGAAGCGCACCGACCGCCACAACGAGGCGCTCGACACCTGCGTCTATGCCGTCTACCTCAGCCGCTACCTGCGCCTGCACCTGCGCAAGCCCGTGCAGTGGGACGTCGCCGAGCTGATGCTGCGGCAGTCATCCCTCATCGACGACACCCCGCCGGCCGCACCGCCCGCGCTTCAGCAGGCCGTGGTGGTGCTCACCGAGCGCAAGCCCGCGCAGGCCGCCGCCCCTGCGGTGGTCGAGCAGCCGGCGGGCGAGCAGGGCGCAGAGCCCACCGCCCAGCCCACCGCCCAGGCTGCCGAGCCGGCCCCGGCTGAGCCCATGGACATCATGGCGCTCATCGACGCGCACCGGCACGGTCGCGGCAAACCCGCCAAGCAGCGCACGCCGCTCGAAACCATGCTTGCGGCGCGGAGGGCGCGTTGAGCGACCTCGTCACCGACATGCGCGACATCCTGCGCCGCCTCGGTGTCTCCGACGACGTGGCGGCGCTGTGCGAAGCCGAGCTACGCGCCAAGTACGGCGGAGACGAGGTCTATGTCGGCCGGAAGAAGAAAGGGCGCCTCGTCGAGGCGCTGGAGCGTGAGCCGCAGGCGGATCTGTCAGAGATGGCGCGGCGGCTCGGGGTGTCGGAGCGACGGCTGCGGCAGATCAGGCAGCTGACGGGGAAGTAACGGACACGTATGGGCATGGTGCCGGAGCGAGAGGACGAGAATGATTTGCAAGCCTGAAGAAGCCAAGGACTACAAGTGCTGCGCGATGGACAAGAATTGCGAAGGCCCCGCGTGCATGGCGTGGCGCACTGAAGTGAAGCAGTCAGTCGAAATACGCAAGTCTCGCCTGCCGCTGCCGCCTCAGTTTGAAGCCACCGGGCGTGGCTACTGCGGCCTAGCACATCGCTGAGCAAGCCGAACTAGATGAGCACCGCGGGTGAGTGAGTTCCAATGCCTCGGGCAGCGCAAACCTGACCAGGCCCACCACCCCCGGAAATTTTTCCCCCTGAAAATTTCCGCGCCGCTCATGCACGCTGCCGCGCATGAGCGATCCTGCCTACACCGAGCCCGTCACCCTGCGTGCGGGTGACTCCGTCACCTGGCGCACCGCGCTGCCCGAGCACCGGCCGGCTGACGGCTGGTCGCTCGCGTACCGGCTGCTCTGGTCCGGCGGTTACGCCGACTGCGTGGTTGATGTCGAGGGCGATGAGTACATCGTCAGCCTGAGCGCGTCGCAGACCGCCGGCGTGCCCGCGGGCAAGGCCCGGCTTTTCGGCTGGGCCTGGCGTTCGGCCGATCGCCTCACGGTGCATGACTCGGTGCTGCCGGTGCTGCCCAACCTCGCGACGGCCACCACCTACGACAGCCGCACCCAGGCGCAGAAGGCACTCGAAGACGCCCGCGCCGCGCTCGCCGCCTACACCGCCGACGGCGGCGCCACCGTCGAGAGCTACACCATCGCCGGCCGCAGCATGAAGTTCCGCAGCGCGGCCGATCTGATCACCCTGATCGCCAGGCTCGAGCGCGACGTTGCCCGCGAGCGCATCGCCGGCGCCGTGCTGGCCGGCGGCGCGCCCGGCCGCGTCGTCACCCGTAGCCAGTGAGGTAAGCATGGGCTTCCTGCAGAAACTCTTCGGCCGTCGGGAATCTGTGCAGGCGCGTGCACAGTGGCTCGAGCGCACCGTGCACAACGTCGTCGAAGCCGCCGCCGCCCGGTACGCGCGCAGCGGCGCCTTCGACGCCGCTGAAACGCACCCGTGGTCTGAAGCGTGGGACACCGCCGACATCAACCTGAACGACGCCCTGGCCAGCCGCCTCGGCGTGCTGCGTGGCCGCTCCAAGACGCTGGCGCGCAACAACGAGTGGGCGCGCCGCTACCTCTGGCTCAGCAAGAGCAACGTGCTTGGCCCGGTCGGCATCCAGCTCCGCATGACGCTCGACAAGCGCAACGGCGACCCCAACGACCGCGTCAATGATCTGATCGAAGGCGGCTGGCGCCACTTCGGCCGGCGCGGAAACTGCGACCTCACCGGTACGCTGACTTGGCGGCAGGTCGAAAAGCTCTGCCTGCTGTGCCGCGAGCGCGAAGGCGAGTTCCTCATTCGCCTGGTCAATGGTGGGCCGCACGGCCTGCTGCTGCACGTGCTCAACCCCGCCGTGCTCGACGTCAATCTGCGCGGCGAGTACCAGGGCCGGCGCATCCGCATGGGCATCGAGATCGACGACGCCGGCGGCCCGGTCGCCTACTGGCTGCTCACCGTGCAGCCCGGCGAAGACCTCTTCAGCGGCGTGCCCGCCGTCGGCCGGCGCCACGTGCGCGTGCCGGCCGCCGAAATCATCCACGGCTTCGACAAGGAAGAGCCCGACCAGCTGCGCGGCTACCCCGCGCTCACCGTGGGCGCCGAGCGCCTGTACCTGCTGAAAGACTTCGAGCGCTCGGCCGCGGTGGCCAGCGCCCACAGCGCCAAGCGCGGCGGTTTCTTCTACACGCCCACCGGCGAGGCGCCGGACGGTTTCGCCGACCATCTCATCAGCGCCGTGCTCGATCAGGCGCGGGCCGAGGGCCGCGAACTCAGCGTGGACGAGCTGCAGGCGCTGAAAGATGCCTCCTCCAAGTTCAACACGCTGGTGCCCGGCCAGTTCGACACCCTGCCGCACGGCGTGCAGTTCCAGAAGTTCGACAGCGACTACCCGAACGTCAATTACAACGAGTACACCAAGGCCTGCGTGCGCGGCTTCAGCGCCGGCCTGGGCATGAGCTACGCCACCCACGGCAACGACCTCGAGGCGGTGAACTACTCATCCGCCCGCGTCGGCATCGTCGATGAGCGCGAGGTCTACAAGTTCCGCCAGGTAGAACTTGTCGAAGAGCTGCACGAGCGCGTCGCAGCCGCCTGGCTCTCGCGCGCCATGCTCGCTTATGCCCCCTTCCGCCGGCTCGCCTACGACCGGCTGGAGCAGTACATCGACGCCATGTCGTGGCAGCCGCGCCGCTGGGTCGGCATCGACCCGGTCAAGGAAGCCCAGGCCAACGAAATCAACCTGCGCCTGCGCCTCACCAGCCGCCGCCGCATCATCCGTGAGCGCGCCGAAGACCCCGACGAAATCGAGCGCGAAATCGCCGAAGAGCAGGCGCTCTATGGCGACCTCGACGCCGAAAACATGCCGCGCCCGAACGACCAGGCTGACGACGAAGGCGAGCAGGACAACGATCAATCCACCAGCGGGCGGGCCAGCCGCCTGCACATCGCAGGAGCTTGAACATGCCGCAGATCACCATGCTGGAAGACGTGTGGGACGGCCCCACGCTGCTCGCCAAGGGCGCCTCACCGATCGTCAGTACCGAACTGGCAGATCAGCTGGTGGGGGTAGGGAAGGCGGTGGATTCGAGCGGCTACCGTGGCGCACGCGTAGACGCGACGATGACCGATGATGTGCAGCGCGCGGAGGCCGCTGCGGTGGTTGAGGCTGCTGGTGCGATAGTCCCGCTGCGCCGTGCCATCTCCGGCATTCCGACTGCAATGGCTTTCGGAAATTCGATCTGCGCGCAGAACCGTATCGGCGCCAATACGGTTAATGGCTCAGTCTCCTTCGATGCGCATCTGTGGTGGGCGCAGGCGTTCAGCGGCCATGCATTCGAATGGCTGCAGACCGGCGCAACCGTGCAAGTCGGCGCGTCTGCCTCGTCGCTGCTGACGCAGGGCATCTACGGCTACAGCGGGGCTACGTCAGTCGATATCTACAACACGGCGTTTGCCGTGACGCTTGGCGCGTACCGACCGAATTACGCTCTGATCCAGATGATCGAGAACGACGTCACGCAAATCGTCGCCGGAACCATCACGAGAGTTCAGGCGCAGACCGCATATCGGAACACGATTTCCGGCTGCCTTGCGCAAGGCACTACTCCCATTTTCATCGGCTGCCTTCCGTCAAAGAGCTACAGCACGGCTGCGCACGCCACGGAATACTGGGCGCTGACGAATTACGTTGAAAGCCTTCAATCCCTGTATCCCGGCATGATCTATGTGCCGGTCTCCGATTTGTACATGGACAGCGCACTGACCACTCCTCAGCCGCTTTCGTCTGGCATCTACGCCAACTACACCGATACGTCCGTCCATCCGAAAGTTGCAGCCCCGCTGATCGGTGCGCGAATCGCAGATATCCTCGGATTGCATGGGATTCTAGGTTTCGGCCTCATACCCGGCCCCGGGGATGCTCGATATATCGGCGGGAACGCTTTCACCTCTGGTACTGGTGGAACGGCCAGCGCGCCGGTTACGGGTAGTGTTGCGAATAACCTGACGATCGCGAACAACATGACGTCAGCAACCATTGCAGCTGCCGTTGTTAATAGAAACGGTCGACAGGCGCAGCAGATTTCCGTAACCGCGGGCACCTCGACAGGTTTTCAGAACATGTTCAGCGAGTTCACCTCCGCGATCAATTCTGGCCCCTCGTCGTTTGCGGTTGGCGACATCGTGCAGCTTCTCGTCGAATTTGAGATCGACAGTGCTACCGCGCTGACCGGATTGCGTGATCTGACGCTGGAGCTGGCGCATACGGGCGGAGCCGTCACGCCGTACCAGATGTTCAAAAAAGCAAACGCAGACACGTTCGACACGATCACGATCCCCACAGGTCGGCCGATGGTTTTTGCAACTCCGCTTTCGGTGGTGACGCCAGGAACTACGGCGGTGCGTCCGTTCTTTTACGCGTATGCAAGTCAGAACGCTGCGGCAGCGACCGGACGGTTTTTCAATACAAAATTCGCTGTTGTGAATTGGTCGAAGTCGAACTGACGCCACACAGCCGCCTCCGGGCGGCTTCTTCATCTGTTACCCCGGAAATTTTTCCCCCTAAAAATTTCCGCGCCTCCTCTCCACACTGCGCCTCAGTCACTCACTGAGGCGCAGTCATGTCGAGGCTCATCGATCTTTCGCCGAGCGTCACCACCCGCGATTACTTCCAGCCGCAGGCCGATATCTGGTCGGCGGTGACGGATGCCTACGTGCGCGCCGAGCGCGATGAGCGCGCGGCCTTCCTGCGCGCCATCCCGCACGTGGTCAATGCCCTGCCGCTGAACCGTGCCGCCATCGATGCCGAGGCGCGCACGGTGCCGATCGCGTTCTCCTCTGAAGAGCCGTACGAGCGCTGGTGGGGCGTCGAAATCCTCAGCCACGACCCGGGCGCCGTCGATCTCAGCCGCATGAACAACGGCGGCGCCGTGCTGGTCGAGCACAGCACCCGCGACCACGTGGGCGTGGTGGTGCAGGGCAGTGCCGCCATCGACGCCGACCGCACCGGCCGCTGTGTGGCCCGCTACGGCAAGAGCGCGCGCAGCGAAGAGATCTTCACCGACGTGCAGGACGGCATCCGCACCCTCATTTCCGTCGGCTACATGATCGACGAGCTGGTGCTGGTCAAGAGCGACCAGAAAACCGGCATCGACACCTACCGCGCCACGCGCTGGACGCCCTATGAGGTGTCGCACGTGGCCGTGCCCGCCGACCCCACGGTCGGTGTCGGCCGCTCCAAGATTTTCGTTTCCGGCTTCAAGCCGGCCAACTCTGCGGCCCCGAGCCGCGCCACCCAGGAGAGCATCATGCCCGAGGACAACCTCGACGACGGCGGCGCGGCCGTCGCAACCCGTACGCAGCAGCAACAGCAGGCGCCGGCCGCACCGGCCACGTCGGTGCAAACCGTCGGCGACGCCATCACCGCCGAGCGCGCCCGCATGCGCGACATCCGCGCCGTCGGCAAGCAGTGGGGCATGGGCGAGCAGGCCGAGCAGGCCATCGACGCCGGCATGTCGGTCGATGCCTTTCGCGCCAAGGTCATGGCCGAGCTGCAGGACACCGGCCGCGTGCGCGTGGCCGAGTCGCCCGAGATCGGCATGAGCGACCGCGAGATCGAGTCCTTCTCGTTCTGCCGCGCGCTGCTGGCTGCGCATGACCCGCTGAACGCCCACAAGATCGCCCCGCTTGAGAACGAGGCCTCGCGTGCAGCGCAGCAAAAGCGCGGTGAGCGAACCGGCCGCGAAGGCTCCATCACGCTGCCGGCCGACGTACTGCTGCGCAGCCTGCGCGTCGATGCGCAGAAGGCCGGCGCCGCCGTGCGCAGTCTGTTCGCCCTGCACGGCCTGCGCGGCCAGAGCATGCACACCGGCATCCAGATGCGCGACCTGGTGGTCGGCACGCCCACCGCCGGCGGCAACCTGGTCGCCACCGATCTGCTGGGCTCCAGCTTCATCGAGCTGTTCCGCAATGCGGTGCTGTTCGACGAGCTGGGCGTGACCATGCTGACCAACCTCAGCGGCAACATCGCCATTCCGCGCCAGACCGGCGGCGCCACCGCCTACTGGGTGGCGGAAAACGGTGCACCCACCGAAAGCCAGCAGTCGGTCGACCAGGTGAGCGGCACGCCCAAGACGGTGGGCTGCTTCACCGACTACAGCCGCCGCCTGCTTCTGCAGTCGAGCATCGACGTCGAGCTGTTCGTCCGCTCCGACCTCGCGCTGCAGATGGCGCAGGAAGCCTTCCGCGCCGCCATCAACGGCAGCGGCAGCAGCAACGAGCCGACCGGCCTGATGAACATCAGCGGCACCGGCGCGGTGGTGGGCGGCACCAACGGCGCCGCGCCCACCTATGACCACATCGTCGATCTGGAATCGGCCGTGGCCAATGCCAACGCCGACGGCGGCCGCCTGGCCTACCTCACCAACACCAAGGTGCGGGGCAAGCTGCGCAAGACGCAGGAGTTCGCCAGCACCAACGGCAAGCCGGTATGGACCAGCGCCCCCGGTGGTGCCGGCCGCGTGGGCGAGCTGCTGGGCTACAACGCCTACACCTCCAACGCCGTGCCCTCCAACCTGACCAAGGGCACCAGCTCCGGCGTGTGCTCGGGCATCGCCTACGGCAACTGGGCCGAGCTGCTCATCTTCATGTGGGGCGGCCTCGACCTGATGTTCGATCCGTACAGCCTGAGCACCACCGGCGCCAAGCGCCTGGTCGCACTGCAGGACATGGACGTGAACGTGCGTCACGCCACCTCCTTCGCGGTGATGAAAGACGCCCTCACCAGCTGATTCCCACTCACCTGACACCCGGCGTGCAGACGCATGCACGCCGGGCTCTGGAGACCCCAATGCCCAAGATCCTCATCATCGAAACCTGCCTGGTCAATCACGGCGACGACGCCGGCGGCATCGCCCACGAAGCGGGCGAAACCATCGACGTGAACAAGGACACCGCCATCGAGCTCGCCAAGTACGGCCGCTCGCTCTACCTGAACAAGGCGGACGACCCCACCAAGACCAAGCTCTACAGCGCCACGCCCGACATGGTGAAGGCCGTGGAAGCCGCCGCCAAGGCACGCGCCAAGGCCGCCGAAGAAGCCCCGGTCTGACGCCATGAACTTCGCGCCGGCCCTGCTCGTGAATGGCCCTTTCGGCACCGACGTCGTCATCGACGGCGTGGCCGGTCGGGCCATTTTCGACGAGGCCTACGCCGAAGCCTTCGACGTCGCCGGCAGCGCCCCGCGCCTGACCTACCGCGTCGCCGACTTCCCGTCGGTCGCCCGCGGCCAGGCCGTGACCGTCGGCGCCCGATCCTTCAAGACCGCCGCAGTGCCCGAGCCTGACGGCACGGGCATGGCGGTGGTGAGGTTGCACCAGGCATGAGCCACCCGCGCAAACAGATCCGCGCCAGCGTCGTCGCGCTGCTCACGGGCCTGACCGGCGTCACAACGGTCGAGGCCTCGCGCGTCACGCCGTTCGCTGACAGCGAGCTGCCGGCGCTCAACGTCGTCAATCGCGGTGGCCAGTCGTCACCGATTACGCTGACCGGCAGCGGCCCGCAGGAGCGCCAGATCACCGTCGGCATCGACATTCACGTCAAGGCCGCTGACGGCGTGGATGACCTGCTCGACGACATCGCCGAGCGGGTCGAGGCCGAGCTGTTGGGCGCCTCGCCTGACACCTGGCTCGGCGGCTCCGTGGCCGAGATCAGCGACGAGCCCGACTTCGACGACGAAACCAACCTACCGGCCGGCGTGCTGCGCCTGGTCGTGTCCATCTCAACCATCGTCTAAGGGAGACGACCATGTCCTACAGCACTGGCGCCGGCTCGGTTGTTCAGATCGCGACCGCACTGGCCACCGCGAAAAACATCACCGCCATCAGCAACGCCGCCGAAGCGGTGGCCACCTTCGAGGCGTCGCACGGCCTCACGCCGGGCGACTGGATCAAGGTCTCCAGCGGCTGGGGCAGCCTTGACGGCCGCGTCGTGCGCGTGAAGGCGGTTTCGACCAACGATGTGACCCTGGAAGGCGTGAATACCGCCGACACCACGCTCTATCCGGCGGGCTCGGGCCTCGGCAGCGCGCAGAAGATCACGACCTGGACGGAAATCCAGCACGTGAAGGCGGACAGCTTCCAGACCACCGGCGGCGAACAGCAATTCACCGACGCCTCGCCGCTGTCGAGCTACACGGATCGCCAGATCCCGACCACGCGCACCGCCTACAACATCGGCTTCGATGTGATGGACACCTCCGCCGGCCTGACCTCGGCCCGCTCGGCGGGTGCGACCTCGACCGCCTTCCGCATCTCGAAGGGCAGCAACGTGACCGCCGGCGCCGGCATCTTCTCGGTGTCCGAAATCCCGTCGATCTCCGGTCGTGAGGTCACCACCTTCGGCGTGTCCATCGCGCTGCAGGCCACCCCGATCACCTACTTCAGCTGATCGCCATGATCCGTCTCTGTCCTGCTCCGACATTCAAAGTCGATGTGCTCCTCACCGTGCCCGGTGAGGAGCAGCCGGGGAAGCTGGAGCTCACCGTGCGCTGGAAGTCGCGCGAAGAGCGCGTGAAGTGGATCGAAAGCGCCCAGGGCCGCACCGACGCCGATGCACTGGCCGAAGTCGTCACCGACTGGGGCGGCCCGGTGGATGAAGCCGGCCAGCCGGTGCCGTTCTCGGTCGAGGCCTTCAAGCAGCTGGTCAATGGCTACGACCAGGCGGGCAAAGAGATTCTCGAAGCCTACCTGCGCGGCCACATCGAGGGCCGGCGAAAAAACTGAGCGAGGCCGCCCGTGCCCTGCACGGCGGCCTCGACTCAGCCGCGCGGCGCAAGGGCCTCGCCGCGGTCGGGCTGGACTGGGTGCTCGATGACGCACCCGATGCGATCGATGTGTGGCCTGAAAACTGGGCGGCGGTCGAGCTGTTCGACGCGCTGGGCTCGCAGTGGCAGGTGGCCCCCTCGGGCCAGCTCATCGGGCTGAGGTATGAGGCGCTGCCGGTGGTGATGGATCTGCACGCGATCCACGGCACCGAGCGGCGGCGCCAGATGTTCGACGACATGCGGACGATGGAGAGCGCAGTGCGGGCGATGATCAACGAGCAGGCAAAGCGGGGTGGCCGGTGAAGGTCGGTCTCACCACGGCCGGCGTGCTCAGCGCCGCCAGCCGCGCCGCCTGGTCGCGTGAGGTGACCGGCGGCGCACGCGAGAAGGTGGCCGCCGTCATGCGCCGGCGCGGCCCGGCCATCGCCCGCGCCGCGCAGCAGAACGCCCGCTCAGCGCTCAAGGGCAACAAGGCGTGGCGCTCGTTCCGCGCCCGTGTCTATGCCGACAAGCCGGGCCGCATGCCCGCGCTGAAGGTCGGCAGCCGCATTCCCTGGCTGGGCACGCACGAGACCGGCGCCACCATCAGCGGCCGCCTGCTCATCCCGCTCATCCGCGTGGGGCCGAAGCGCTTCCGCCGCATCCTCAGCGAACTGAACCGCGCGGGCAATGCGTACTGGGTGAAGGGCCGCAGCGGCCTGCCGGTGCTCATGGCGGAAAACCTGCCTGAGCAGTACCGCGTGCTGTCGCGCTTCAGGTCGGCCGAGCGCAAGGCGCAGCGCGCCGCCGGCGGCACGGGCCGGCTCAAGCGCGGGCAAGACATACCGATCGCCACGCTGGTGCCGCGCGTCACCCTGCGCCGCCGCCTGCGCTTTGCCGACACCGTGCGCGCCGCCGTGCCGGCGCTCGCGGCCGAAATCACCGCTGCACTCACCAGGGGCTGACGTGGCCGGAAATTTCGCTCAGATCCTCATCACCGCCAGGGACGACACCCGCGGCGGTGTGGCCTCGGCCGAGGCCAACTTCGCGCGCCTGGAGCAGCGCGCCGGCCGCACGTCGGAAAGCCTGCGCGAGCTCGGCACCAACGTCGCCAACAGTTTCAAGAACATCGCCGTCGGCCTGGGCGCCGGCTTCGGCCTCAACGAGATTGCGCGCACCGCTGACGCCTTCAGCACGCTGAACGCGCAGCTGCGCATCAGCACCGGCAGCGCCTCGGCGGCCACCGCAGCTTACGGCGAGGTGTTCCGCATCGCCCAGGCGTCGGGCCAGTCGCTTGAACAGGTGGCCACCGTGTATCGGCGCTTCAGCGACTCGGCGGCCGATATCGGCATCAGCCAGCGCGAGGTGGCCGAGGCCACGCAGATCGTTGCGCAGTCGATCTCGATTTCCGGCGGCAGTGCGGCCTCCGCTGAAGCCGCGCTGACGCAGTTCGGCCAGGCGCTGGCCAGTGGCACGCTGCGGGGCGAAGAGCTGAACAGCGTGCTCGAACAGGCGCCGCGCCTTGCCCGCGTGCTGGCCGATGGCCTGGGCGTGCCCGTGGGCAAGCTGAAAGAGCTGGCCGAGAGCGGCGCCATCACCTCGCAGGCCATCGTGGCCGCGTTGCGCAGCCAGCGCGAGACCGTTGAGCGTGAGTTCAGCGAACTGCCGCTGACCGTGGGTCGCGCGCTCACCAACCTTGACAACGCCTTCACCAACACCGTCGGCAGCTTCGAACAGGGCACCGGCGCCTTCCGCACCGTGGCCGAAGTCATCAACGGCCTGGCCACGAATTTCGACACGCTGGCCGGTGCGGCCGGGGTGCTGGCGGGCGTCATGGCGGGCCGCGTCATCGCGGGCCTCGCGGCGGCCACGGCGGCGAAGATCGCGGCGGTACGCGAAACGCGCAACCTGGCGCTGGCTGAGCTGGCCGCCGCCCAGGCCGCTCAGCAGGCGGCCACGGCACGTGCAGCGGCCACGCTCACCATGGGTGGCCTCACGCAGGCCACGCAGCGCCTGGCCACCGCACAGGCGGCGGTGGCGGCCACCGGGCGGCTGGGCATGGTGCTCGGTGCGCTCGGTGGCCCGATCGGGCTGGTCACGACCGCGCTGTCGCTCGGCGCCACCGCCTGGATGATGTGGGGCAACTCGTCCCGCGACGCGGCAGACACCGCCACCCGCGCCACCGAGCAGAGCACCGGCGATATCGTGGCGTCGCTCGATATGCAGATCGCCAAGCTGCGTGACCGCAACAAGCTGGCGGCCAGTGGCATGCCCGGCCTTGCTCAGCAGGGCGGCGACGCCGCCGAGCGGGTTGCGGCGCTGCAGGCCCGCATGCAGCAGATCCAGCGGCGCGAGGGGCAGTTCGCCGGCATTAACGACGCCGCCCAGATGGCGCTGCTGCAGCAGACCGGCCTGGAGCTGGCCGCGCTGCTGCAGCGTACGCGCGACCTGGCCGTCGAGCAGAAGAAGCTGCAGGAGATCGGCCAGCAGAGCGCGCGCGACCGCTGGCTGGAGAAGTACGCCACCGACGCCGAGCGGCTGAACGCCGAGCTGGCCAAGGCGCGGCAGGAGCTGGGCAGCGCCTTCACCCCCGAGGTGGAGCAGCGCATCCGCGCCAAGTTCACCGTCAAGGACAAGAAGGCCCCGAAGGGCGACAGCGAGCGCATGCAGCGCGAGGCGCAGGAGCTGGTCGATAACTGGTCACCGCTCAAGCTGCGGTGGGAGCTCGACGCCAGCGACTTCGACGGCGGCGCCAATGCCGACCTCGCCAAGTGGCAGGAGGCCGCGAACGACCGGCTCGATGACCTCATCGCCAAGTACCGCGATCTGGCCGACCCGGCTGAGAAGTACAGAAAGGAGCTTCAGGTTGTCACTGCGTTGGAGGCGCAGGGGAAGCTCACTGCGGAAGAGGCTTACAAGGTACGAAAGAAGCTCATCGAGGAGGAGGAGCAGTCCCTCGAAGAGCGAAACAATGAGTTGAGGAAGTCGAAGTCCTTTGCGGAGGAGTTCGGTCTCACGATGTCGAGCGCATTCGAGAACGCGATCCTTGCCGGCAAGGGCTTCAGCGATCTCCTCCAAGGCCTGAGTCGTGATATCGCTCAGGTCATCATTCGTAAGACCGTCACCGAGCCCCTTGGAAGCGCCGTAAGTGATTTCGCCAAGGGTATCGACTGGTCTCAGATCTTTAGCTTCGGTGGTCGTCGCGCCAAAGGCGGCCCCGTGCGTAGCGGCAAGCTGTACGAGGTGAATGAAACCGGTGGCCCGGGCGAACTGCTCACCGCCGGCGGCCGCACCTTCCTGATGGCCAATCAGGACGGCTACGTCACCCCCACGCAGACCGCTGCCGGTGGCGGGTCTGCGCTGGGCGGGTCTGGCGGCAACGTGACCATCATCCAGCACATCAACGTCGACGCTCGCTCCGATCAGGCGGCAATACAGGCGGCCATGCTTCGCGCACGCGAAGAGGCGGTTGGTGCCGTGCGTATGGAGATTCAGCGCGGTGGTGCGCTGGCTCGCGCAGTGGGGCGGTGAGGCGCACATGACGATACTGACCTTCCCCACAGTGCGCGGCGGGCTGGGCCCGGCCGGTGGCTGCACCTGGCGCAAGTTGAGCAACACCCAAGTGTTCGAAAGCCCGCTCACCCGCAGCGTGCAGACCCTCGCCCTGCCCGGCGCCCGCTGGGCCTTCACCGGCACCTGGCAGAACCTGACGCCCGACGAAGCGGCCCGCATGCGGGCCTTCCTGTACAGCCTGCGCGGCCGGGCAGGGCGCTTCTACCTGCACAACTTCGCGCGGCCCACACCGGCCGGCACGCTGGCCGGCACGCCGCGCGTGGCCGGCGCGGGCCAGACCGGCAGCGCGCTGCTGACCGACGGTTGGGGCGCCGGTGGCTCGGTGCGCGCGGGTGACTTCGTAGGCCTCGGCGACGAGCTGCGCATGGTGGTGGCTGACGCGGTCGAGAACGGTGCCGGGGTCATGACCCTCACGCTCGATGAGCCGGTGCGCAGCAGCCCGGCCGACGATCTGGCGCTCAATTTCGTCCGCCCGGTCTGCGTCATGCGGCTCACCGCGGACGACGTCGAGTCCTCGTTCCAGCGCTCGGTGATCGGCGCGCTGGAGTCATTCACCCTGAACTGCGTGGAGACCTGGTCATGAGTCGCGACCTGACGCCCGATGTTTCGGCCGCTGTGCAGGACGGATACGTACCTGCCCTGCTGCTGGTCGAGCTGGACTTCCCGTCCGATGCGCTGCGGGCGAACAACAGTGCGGTGTCCATCGACTGGGGCGGCCATAACTGGCTGGGCCTCGGGCAGGTGGGCAGCGTCGATGTCATTCCTGAGCACAGCGACCTGCAGATGACCGGTGTGTCGCTGGTGCTGAACGGCATACCGTCCGAAATGATGAGCCGGGTGCTGGGCGAGCACTACCAGGGCCGCAGCTGCAAGCTGTGGTTCGCGCCGCTGGATGCCGACTATCGGCCGCTCGCGGACCCGGTGCTGGTGTTCAGTGGTCGCATGGACACGCCGGACATTCAGCTCGGCGAGACTGCATCGGTGTCGCTGACCGCTGAGTCGCGTATCACCGACTGGGAGCGCCCGCGCATCCGTCGCTACACCAACGAAGACCAGCTCGCGGAGTACCCGGGCGACCGTGGCCTCGAATTCGTAGCGCAGATGGTTGAGAAGACGCTGGTGTGGGGGCGTACGGCATGAAGCGGCTTGAAGACTGGCCGGAGCGGCTGGCGGCGTTCGTCGAAGCACGGCGGGCCATGCCCTTCCGCTGGGGGCAGAACGACTGCGCGCTGTTCGCCGCCGACGCGGTGGCCGCGGTCACGGGCGTGGATCTGGCCGAGCGCTGGCGCGGCCGCTACAGCGACGAGGTCACCGCGTTGCAGATGGGCCTGCGGGGTGCCAGCGCGCACCTGGCCACCGGCGACGTGAGCGGCGCGTTGCGCGACATGGCCAGCCTCTGCCTCGATGGCGAGGTGGCCCCGGCCCTCGCCCGCAGGGGTGACGTGCTGCTGGTGCAGCACGAGCGTGGTGAGAGCCTCGCCGTGTGCATCGGTACCCATGCTGCGGCACCTGGCCGTCGCGGCGTGGTGTTTCTGCCGCGCAGTGCCTGGCTGGCGTGCTGGAGGGTGGGCGATGCCTGAGGTCGGTATTGCGGTGCTGGCATCGGCGGGGGGCGGAGCGCTTGCGGGTGCGCTCAGCCTATTGCCCGGTACGCTTGCCTACAGCTTCGTGTCAGCCATCGGCGCGGCGGCCATTTCTGCTGGCCTGTCCTCGGCCCTGGGCCTGAACAAAAAGCCCAAGCTGCCGAAGTTCACCGTCGAGGCGCAGGACCGGCAGCAGATGATCCGCAGCGCGGTGGCCACGCGGCAGGTCGTTTATGGCCAGTGCGTCACCAGCGGCCCGATCATCTACGCCACCAGCACCGGCACCGAAAACAAGTTCCTGCACGTGGTCATCCCTCTGGCGGGGCATCAGGTCGAGGAGATCGGCGACGTCTGGTTTGGCGACGAGAAGGTCGGCGATCTGGACGCCGACGGCAACGTTACCTCGGGCCGCTTCAGCGGCTGGATGCGCGTGAGGAAGAACCTGGGTGCGCCCGACCAGCTGGCCGATTCGGTGCTCGACAGCGAGGTCACCGACTGGACAGCAGACCACCGCCTGCGCGGCATCGCGTACCTCTACCTGCGGCTCAAGTGGGACAAGGAACAGAAGGCCTACCCCTACGGGCTGGAGAACATCAAGGCGCTGGTGAAAGGCAAACGGGTCTATGACCCGCGCACCGGCCTGACCGCCTGGTCTGACAACTGGGCGCTGTGCGTGCGTGACTACGTGGCCGGCCAGCACGGCCTGCGCGCCACCGCCGACGAGATCGACGCCGACGCCCTCATCGCTGCGGCCAACCTCAGCGATGAGCTGGTCGCCACGCCCGACGGCGGCACCGAGCGGCGCTACACCTGCAACGGCACGGTCGATCTCGGTGTTGCCCCCATTGACGCGCTGCGCGGGCTGCTGACAGCCGGCGCGGGCAAGCTGATCTATTCGCAGGGCAAGTACGTGCTCTACGGTGGCCAGTACCTCACGCCCACCGTCACGCTCGATGAAGACGACCTGCGCGGCCCGATCGTGGTGCGCCCGCGCGTGCCGCGCCAGCAGCTGTTCAACCGGGTGCGCGGCACCTACGTAGACCCCGAGAAATACTGGCAGCCGTCGGATTTCATGCCGATCACCAACGGCATGTACGAGCTGCAGGACGGCGGCGAGCAGATCACCACCGACATCGAGCTGCCGTACACCACCAGCGCCTACGCCGCGCAGCGCCTGGCCAAGATCACGCTCGAGCGCGCGCGGCAGGGCATCACCGTCAGCATGCCGTGCAAGCTCACGGCCTTCGGTGTGCGCGCCGGCGATTTCATCGCGCTCAACATCGCGCAGCTCGGCTGGGCGGGCAAGGTGTTCAGCGTCACCACCTGGCGCCTGTCGCCGGATGGCGGCGTCGATCTCGAACTGAAGGAAGAGGCCGCCAGCGCCTACGCCTGGGCGTCCGGCGAAGCGACGGTGGTCGACCCAGCGCCCGACACGCTGCTGCCCAGTCTGATTCAGGTGCCGCCGCCCTCCGGGCTCATTCTCGACAGCGGCAGCGACCAGGCCATCATCGGCGCCGACGGCACCGTCATTCCGCGCATCTACGTGCAATGGACAGCCAGCCCTGACGCGTTCGTGGCCAACACCGAGGTGCAGTACAAGCCGATCGGCGCCACCGAGTACCTGAACGGCTTCCTGGCCTTCAGCACGCAGAGCGCCTACATCGAGCCGGTGCAGGATGACACCACCTACGACGTGCGCATCCGCGCCATCAACGTCGCCGGTGTGCCGTCGGACTGGGTGGCCGGCACCATCGCCGCCACCGGCAAAGACACCCCGCCGGGTGACCCCTCGTCGCTCATGGCCACCGGTGTGGTGGGCGGCATACGCCTCGTCTGGACCAATGCCGTCGACCGCGATCTGGCCGGCATCGAGGTGTGGGAGGCCGACACCAACGACCGCGCCACCGCCGCCCTGGTGAATACCGTCGCCGGCCGTGCCTATGACCGGCTCGGCCTCACCGAGGGCGTTACGCGCTACTACTGGATCCGCTCGGTCGATCGCACCGGCAACCTGAGCGGCTGGCACCCGGCCAGCGCCACGGCCGGCGTATATGCCACCGCCGCGGGTGTGGGCGCCACCATCGACTACGAGGACATCGGCGGCACCAAACCGCCGGTCGATGCCGACAACACCGGCGGCGCGCTCGAGCTCGGCCAGACCGTCACCAGCGGCGGCATCACGTTCAACGCCGGCGGAGCGATCAAGGGTGGGCAGACCGCGTTCAACGTTGGTACCGGCTGGTTCCTCGGCTACGAGGGTGGGCACTACAAGTTCAGCATCGGCAACCCGGGCGGCGCCTACCTCGCGTGGGACGGCTCGGACGGTACGCTCACCGTCACCGGCCGGCTGCAGGGGCAGCTCATCCAGACCCAGAAGAGCAGCGCAACGTCGAACCTGACGATCACCACCAGCTGGACGGTGCTGCAGTCAGTGGCCATCACCACCGCCGGCACCAAGGCGGTCATCGACGTTTCGGCGTACGAGAGCAACGGCACGCTGCGCTTCCGTATCCGCCGTGACCTCACGGTGCTCACCACCTGGCCGGTGGGCAACCTCATCGGCAGCAACTGGGTCACGCACCGGTGGGAAGACAACCCGCCCAACGGCGCCCACACCTACTACTTCGAAGCGATCCAGGCCTCGACCACCGGCCAGATACAGGACCGCTCACTTCGCGTCGAGGACTGGCGATGAACACCCTCTGCACCGCCCTCATCCTGCTCGCCCGCGTCGCCGGCGGAGAGGTGGCCATCCCCGCCCACCAGATCGCCGCCGTCGAAGACGCCGCCGCCGGCGCCATCGTCACCACCGAGCGCGGCGCCGCCTGGCGCGTCAGCGGCACCGCTCGCGACGTCGCTGAGAGGGTGCGCGACGGCTGCCTGGTTGAACGTGGCCTGATCCACAGAATTGATCAACAAGGGAGCCAACCATGAACCCGCAGACCCTCATGCCCAGTCGTCCGCCTGACGCCCCCGTAGTTCCCGTGGCCCACGGAATCGACTGGCTCACCCTGCTGCTTATGGTGGCCATCGCGCTCTGGGGCGGGGTGGTGAGCTACCTGCGCTATCTGGCCAAGGGAGCTCGGTTCAGCTTCTGGTTCTGCGTGTCTCACATCTCCTCGGCCGGTCTGGCCGGCTTCTGCGTGGCGCTGCTCTGCCAGGATAACCACGTGTCGATGCCCCTCACGGGTGTGGCGTGTGCCATTGCGGGGCATATGGGGGCGGAGCTCATCAAGATCATCGAAGACCGGGTGCGGGCGCGCGGAAAGGTGGCGCCGTGAATCTGACCAAGCATTTCACCCTGCTGGAGTTCACCGCCAGCGACGCCGCCCGCCGCCTGCGCATCGACAACACGCCGGGCACCACCGCGCTGCACGCGCTGCAGCGTCTGGCGGAGTTGATGGAGCAGGTGCGCGACGTGCTCGGCGGCGTGCCCGTGCTCATCAGCAGCGGCTACCGCAGTGCCGCCCTGAACGCGGCGGTCGGTGGCAGCGCCACCAGCGCCCACCTGCTGGGCCTCGCGGCGGACTTCACCGCACCGGCCTTCGGCTCACCGCGAGCGATCTGCCAGGAGCTGATCGCCGCCGGCCTGGTGTGGGACCAGCTCATCCTGGAGCGCCCGAGTGCCGCAGATCCCGATGGCCGCTGGGTGCACATCGGCCTGCCGCAGCTCGGCAAACCGCGCCGCCAGATCCTCACCGCCATCAATCGCGGCGGTCGAGTGCGCTACGAAACCGGGTTGGTGCGGCCGTGATCGCGGGCACGTTCGTCCGCGCGCTGCCGTCCTGGGTGCTGTGGCTGGCGCTGGGGGCGCTGGTGGCGGCCTCCGCTGGCTGGGGCTACACGCGCGGAGCTTCGAGTGTGCAGGACCGTTGGGACTTGGCAACTGCCGAGCAATCCTCGGCAGTTGCCTTCGTGCGCCAGCGGCAGGCCGAGGTGACCGAGCGCGTCGTCACCCAGTACGTCGACCGGGTCCGCGTCATCGAGCGCGAGGCCGATGCAGTCATCAGAGAGGTACCTGTCTATGTCCAAGACCGCTGCGAGCCTGATGGCCGCCTGCCTGCTGGTGTGCGCTGGGTGCTCAACGCCGCAGCCTGTGCCGGTCGTTGTCCTGCCGACTCCGCCGGCGATGCTCATGGAACCACCGGCGCAGCTGGAGCGCCTGCCGGACAACAATGAGCCGGTCGGGTTGATCGAGACTCTGACCAGCGTCACGCGCAACTACCGCAGCTATCACCTGGTGGCCGAGCGCCTGCGTGCGCTGCAGGCCTGGGTCCGTGAGCAGACCGCCGTCGTGCCCTGA